TCACATTAGAGGGAAATCGCTATTTTTTTCTGCCTGAGTGTAGTAGTAGAGAGAGAGAAACGGTACGCCCCTAGTTTCTCTCGATACGGCCCCCTCTCGTTGACACTTCGGGGGCCTAGCACCAACAGTATTTACCCCTCGGCTCGTGTGCTCGCCTCGGGTGCTTCAAGCACCTAGCGGTGCTTTTTAGTGGGGTGTAATCTACCCATAGATCTGGAGCCTAATGTCTGACAAACAAGCCGCTGATCTGGCTAAGAGGGTCATCCTCCAATGCCTAGCGGAGGGGATGACAGTAGAGCAGGCCTGTGGGGTGGCAGGTAAGTCCCCCAAGACCTGGGAGTACTACCGTAGGTCAGACCCCCACTTCAAGTCCCTAGCGGATAGAACACGGCTCGGTGCAGTCTCTAAGAAGTTTACCGAGGCTGACGCCCAAGACCTAGACTTTGTATCTTTCAGAAAACGCTTCCTCCACTCTGAGACCTTTCCACACCAGAAGAACCTGGTAGATGTGATTGAGGGTCAGGACCCAGGCTGGCTTCACCCCTCTATGCGGTTCGAACGGGGTACGGCCAATAACCGCATCCTTATCAACATCCCACCGAACCACGCCAAGTCGATGACGGTGACTGTGGACTACGTCACCTACAAAATCGTCAACAATCCGAACTTCCGAGTTCTCATAGTTTCCCAGACCCAGCGCTTGGCAGCGGACTTCCTCTACGCTATCAAGCAGCGTCTTACCCACCCAATGTACGAAGAACTCCAGCAGGCCTACGCTGAAGGGGTGGGCTTCAATACCAAGTCTGCCTCCTGGCCGGCTACCCGCGTTACCTTCGGAGAAGAACTCCGCGAGTCCTCTGAGAAGGACCCGAATATCGAGGCCGTCGGTATCGGCGGTCAGATCTACGGTAAACGCGCCGATATGATCATCATAAATGACGCTGTTACCTTGTCTAACGCAAATGACTTTGAGCGACAGATCAAGTGGCTCACCCAGGACGTACGCTCCCGTTTGAACCCAACAGGTAAGTTGGTTGTCGTAGGTACGCGAGTTGCATCAGTAGACCTCTACCGAGAATTACGTAACCCAGATAGATACCCAGGCGGCCTTGTCCCTTGGACCTATCTAGCGATGCCAGCCCTGCTTGAGCCTAATGAAGACCCTGAAGCCTGGGTCACACTCTGGCCGTATTCAGATCAACCCTTTGATGGACAGATATTTCTGACAATGCTGTTTTTGATCCTGTCTGTGTCAAAGGCTCTATTGATGGGATGCGTAAGTCGGGTGCGCTCAACCCAGGCTACCCAGGACATCCTAAGTCTACCCAAGGTTTCCACTTCGTCTGTGGTCTTGACCCAGCAATGGTCGGAGATACAGCAGCGGTCTGTTATGCCATTGACCGCAATACGCACAAGCGCTACATCGTTGATGCCGTCAAGATTACAGGACCAACCCCTGCTCAAATCCGCCAGTTGATGTTTGAGTGGACTGATGCCTATAAGCCCAGTGAGTGGGTTGTAGAGCGTAACGCCTTCCAGTCCTTCCTTACCCAAGACGAAGGCATCCGCCAATATCTAGCAACGCGAGGTGTGATCCTACGTGAACACCACACAGGAAACAACAAGTGGGACGCAGGCTTCGGAGTTGCCAGTATGTCCACATTGTTTGGAACGAAGCAGAGCGATGGTAAGCACCATCGAGATAATCTTATCCATCTTCCTTCGGATCAAACAGAGAATATCAAGGCGCTCATAGAGCAACTTATTACCTGGTCTCCTACGACTAAGGGTAAGACCGATATGGTGATGGCCCTCTGGTTTTGTGAGATCAGAGCGCGAGAAATCATAAACAATGGGCAGCATAATGTCCACCATATGAAGAATCCGTTTTTGAGTAGGGCCGAACGAGCCAAGCGAGTAGTTGTCAACCTTGATGACCTATTCGAGCAAAAAGAACAACAGTTCATCTAAGGAGCAATGATGCCAGCCAAGAAGAAGATCTTTACACCGAAGAGATTGCCAAGCGATAGCGATGTGATGATGCCAGGCTATTCATATCCTAAGAAGATGAAGAAGCAAGTAGAAGCGCAGCGCAAGAAGACCACCAAGAAGAAGTAGGTCAAATGTTATCAGTGAAGGAAGTAGCGGCTAAGGCCTCACGCCTGCAGACCCGCTACGCAGCGAGAGATCAGCGTATGCGCGATGTTCTCTCTGTACGTCAAGGAGATATGTCGAAGGTCTATCCTTCTATGTTCTCTGAGGAATACCCAAAGCCTCTTATTGCTAACTTCATCGACGTCGCTGCTCGTGACCTCGCAGAAGTAATGGCGCCACTGCCTTCCTTCAACTGCGCTGCAACCAATATGGTCTCTGACTCTGCTCGCAAAGCAGCAGATACCCGCACTCGCATTGCTAACTACTACATCTCAGCGAGCGAACTACAGATCCAGATGTACACCGGAGCCGACTGGTTCAACACCTACGGTATGCTCCCAGGAATCGTAGAGATGGATTACGAGTCCAATAGTCCTCGCATCCGTTTGCTCAACCCTTTTGGTGTCTACCCAGAGATTGATAGATTCGGTAGAACCATCTCACTCGTCCAGGTCCTTGCCACAGATGCAGAGACACTTGCTGCTCAATACCCAGAGTTTGCACCTCAAATCCTCAAGCGGGATTACACGCAGCAGGGCAGTCCGTATCTTTCAGTGATTAGATATCACGACAAGGACCAGGACCTTATCTTCCTACCAGAGCGCAACAACTTGATTCTTGCCAATACACCTAATCCTGTTGGCAAGTGCCTGGCGCGTGTAGCCGTTCGCTCCTCCATTGATGGCGAAGCACGTGGCCAGTTTGATGATGTTCTAGCGGTACAACTTGCACGTGCGCGTTTCGCTGTCTTGCAGATCCAAGCAGCAGAGAAGAGCATCCAAGCGCCTATCGCTATCCCTCAGGATGTTCAGGAACTTGCTTTAGGTCCTGACGCCATTATGCGTTCTGCCAATCCCCAGGCAATCAGGCGCGTACCGCTAGAACTTCCTCCAGGTGTATTCACCGAGTCTGGCGTTCTTGAGCGTGAACTTCGTCTTGGCGCTCGCTATCCAGAAGTACGCAGCGGAAACCTCGATGCTTCCATCATCACAGGTCGTGGAGTCCAAGCACTCCAGGCTGGCTTTGATACACAGGTGCGTTCAGCACAGGCACAATTTGCACGTCTCTTCACCGACCTCACTGCCGCTTGTTTCGAGGTAGATGAGAAGGTCTTTGGTTCTATGACCAAGGAGATCAAGGGTGTAGACGACGGCACTCCATACACGATGAAGTACATCCCTTCACGCGACATCAAGGGTGAGTACGGCGTAGATGTGCGCTACGGCATTATGTCTGGTATGGACCCTAACCGCGCTATCATCGCACTTCTCCAGATGCGTAGCGACAAACTCGTTTCACGAGACTATGTACGCCGCGAGATCCCAATGGAGTTGAATGTCACACAAGAAGAACAAAGGGTTGATATCGAAGAGATGCGCGATTCTCTTCGTGTTGCTCTTTCTCAGTACGCCCAGGCTATACCAGCACTGGCAGCGCAGGGACAAGACCCTACTCAAATCATTGGCCGCATTGCTGAAGTTATCAAAGGTCGGCAAAAGGGCCTCCAAATAGAGACCATCATCGAAAAGGCATTTGCTCCAGAAGAGCCAGCGCCACAAGAGATGATGATGGCAGCACAGATGTCACCAGCAGGTGCGGCCCCCGCCCCTGCCTCGCAGCCAACTCCAGAAACCCCTGGTGGAGCGGCCCCTGCTGGTGCAACTCGTCCCGACATAGCAACACTGCTCGCCTCAATCGGCGGCGCATAATCCAACAGAGGAGGTGGAAAATGATGGGAATGAAGAAGGGTGGCCGTGCAGCGGCTCCTGTGCAGAAGCCGACTGAAGGCAAGAAGGATACCTCGAAGCCAAAGGGCGGAAAGGTTTTCTTTGGAATGGCACCTGCAGGACGTAAGGGCAAGAAGGCCTAGTTAGTATTAGAAGGGACTGAGCGATGTTCGATCCAGGTAAGGATGACGTGCCTCGCTCAGTCACCTCTGCAGATTTCCTCGTCGTACTGTCGGGGTTTGCACACAACATAGCATCATCAGTACACGCACTTACAGAAGATTTGATGGAACTGGCTACATACCACGCAATCCGCAAAAGCAAGGTCAATGCGGTGTGGGAACAGTTCACAAACGATTTAGAAAAGATGGAGGACTAATGGCAGAGCCAATGAACCCACTTGCTGGGGCCGCTGGTCCAGGCAAGTTCTCTGTTCGTACAGATTTGCCACCGTCACAAGAATACGGCGAGCGCAAGGCTACACAAGAAATTATGCAGGGCGCTCCTACAGCCAAGACTCGTGGTGCTGCTGACCCTAAGTTGGGTCGCCCACGTAACGTTACTCCGCTCTTTGCTGAGACACAAAGACCTGATGAGCCTGTTACCGCTGGTATTGATCGTGGCCCAGGACCTGGTTCAGAGGTCCTTGGTATGAACCGTATGGAAGATGAAGATACAAACTTCAGGGCAAACATTGCAGCCTATATGCCTGTCTTGACCTATGTGGCTGATTTGCCTGATACCTCGCCAGAGACGCGAAGAATTATCAGACAACTAAGGGATTCTCTGTGAGTGTATGGAACAGAATCGGTGATGTCGCTAGTAACGTCGGTAAGTTCGCAGGTGAAATTGCGGGTGCTGGCGCTGGCGTAGCCCGTTTTGCGTGGGATGTAGGCACTGCTCCTTGGAACGATAACGAAGAGTACAACGGCTTCGTCAATACATTCAAGAGTGCTTACAATAAAGAATCAGAGAACATAGTCAAGCCATTCTCATCTGCCGGTGGCGCGATTATGAAGGTCCCTGGCCTTGCACCGACCCTTCGTAAAATCAACGAAATCAACCAAGAGTATATTCGTGAGCCACTCACAACTGTCAATCGCACAAGAGATTTCTTTTGGTCAGTCAGTGCTTTCTTCAATGCGAAATACGTATGACCCGAAGTTCAACGTATACGACCCAGCGCAACGTGAGCAGGCTTTCAAGAAGTCACTCTTCGGTAGATTTGCAAGCGGCGCTGGTGACTTCGGTATCCAACTCGTAGGCGATGTAACCCTCGTTGGAGCAAAGGCAGCCAAGGTTGCTACCCTTTCCACAAAGGGTGTAGGTGCTATCCGCACCGCAGAAGATGCTACAAAGGCTGCTGAGGATATCACTCGCGCTCAGTATGGCGTCAACAATAGGTTCACAAAGGTCCTTGAAGATTTCACCCAGAACGATTCTATCTACGCATTGAATCACCCAATGGTCAAGTCCTCCAACAATCCAGGACTCTTGGCTCACCTGCTCGGTGATTCAGTAGATGTAGATGAGACTGCTCTTATCCTTCGATCTGCACTCGGAGACCCCAAGGCAATTGACGAACTGAAGTTGCAACGTGCCTACATCACAGATGCTATTCAGGCAGCGCGTGGCGAGATGGCAGCATACGAGGAGTTCAAGTTATTTGCAGCCCCTGACGAGTTCGGGATGCTTCCATTCCTCAACGACAACAAGGCTGTTATTGATGAGGCAGAAGCAAACTACCGTTCTCTCGCGGCAAACGACAAGTACTTTGCAGACTTGATGGAACTTACCAAAGGTGGCGGTGCTTTAGCACGTACCACTGGCTTTGGACTTCAGGGTGTTGAAGACTTCGTTGCCAAGGCAAGAACAAT